ATACTATTATATAAATTATAATATTCGTTTCGAGGAACAATATACAATTTAAAACAAAATTTAATTTGAGGATTAAATATATTTTATTGATATATCACATTATGAGTAATAGCGATATTTCAATTTATCATGTAGTTAATAATGTTAGTAACAACACAGCATTAACACAACTACAGAATTTACAAGCGAATAGCTTGGCAAACGTAATTAATAATTTTCCAAAAACAAGGTATACTTTAAGTAAAACCGAAGAAGATTATTTAAATCAACATATGTCACCATTTAAAATCATTTATGATACACATGTTAATTTTCATCAACATGGTGCTGCGGCATTTTTAAATGATTATGCATATAGATCTTGTTTAGCTGAGGCAAAAAGATTTAATAATGTAATAGACATCGGTGGTTCACCATTAAGAACACCAAATAATTTTCATATGTGTGTTAAAATTGATGACATAAGAACCGATGGCAGATATGTTGAAAATGCATGGACACAATTAAATATCAATACAGACAAATATTCGTTTACAAAATATTTAACTGGTAAACATAACTACTGCATTGATGGTGCAGAAAAATGCATGCATAAAGCAGAATATGCATTTGCAGTAAATGTTTATGATATAACAATGGCAGATATAGCAAAGATATTTAGCAACCACAATTTAACAGTAATGGATATGTGGTTATTTATGCCATATAATTTAATAGATGATAAGTTTATAGATGATCAAGTAATTTATAGGAACAAAATAATTAAAGATGCTGGAATGGCGAAATGTTATTTTGATTTACTTGATGAATCGAATGTATATATACACGATTATAAAACATGGAAATCATATTATGAAACAACAATAATATCATGCGCAAATTATTGTATTAAAATTGAGATTAAGAGAACAATAGGCGCATTTACACATTTTAGATTTGTAAGAACGACTAAAATGAATGGACGCATCGTGAGAAATATACCATTATCATTTAAAACTACAAAGTGTATTGTACCGGATTTAGTACATTATTTTAGAAACAACAATGCAACAGCAAATATTTATGAAAGAAGTTATAACACACAAAAACAATTCGTACAAAAATGTTTGCATTATTTATGCAGCACTAAAGATGATATGTTCAATTACAATACATTTTCAGCGTATTGTGACAGTATTAAAAATACCATAAAATATAATCAAAATAGTGCTGTAGAATTTGTGTATGAAGGTGTAGATATGCTATTTCAAGAATTTGAAACCATCAAGCAAAGCATGTTTATAATAGCAGCAATAGAAAGATACAAAAGAACACAATTTGTATCAAATGCACTACAATATATGAAAAATAATACACCAAAATTGAATGCACATAGTATGAATCTTTCAATTAGATTAAAACATGAATTTAAAACTATGATGCATAATATAGCCGAATCGATTAAAAGTTTTGGCAGATCAATAAATTATGACGAAAATGTTATTATAGCTGATACATTTTTATACAACGCAACTATACATTATTTTGAAGATAAAGTATTTGAGAAAATATATCATACTAATGAAGTAATGCATTTATCACATTCAACAACAATCGTAATCCCTAATAATACCTATACAAGTTTTGAACAAAATATACAAAACAACAACAACAAACAAAGAAGGAACAGCAACAATAGTATGTCAAACATAAGCAATAATAGTGGAATATCTGATTATCAATTGGCAGCAACTGAAATTATGAAATCAACAGAAAAATTAAATAATAAAATTTCAACGGTAATATATAATTGCATTGATAACAAGATTAATACCGGCAAAAATATGCGAATCCAAGGTGATGAATTATTATTCATAGCAAATGACCATAAATTTAAATTATTGTATGATCCACCAGGTGATGGCAAATGCGGTTTACATTGCTTAAGCAAATTTATGGATATAGACGAAACAAACAACACATGGCAAAATATAGACGATCTAAATACCATAGCATCAACAAAAGGTTATAATTTGATATATCATATTGAAGGCACACCAGTATCATTATTACGCAATAATGATGACGGCGATTGGATCAGCCTTAATTTACGAGAATCACATTGGACAGTTATCAGTTGCAACTGTTTAGTTAAAGATAGAATCATTAAACCGATTGAGGATTTTATACATAGTACACAATTCATATATTTAACATCATTTAATAACAAGGGTCATTTAAAAGCATTATTTACAAAATTATTTGACGATAAATTACCAACATATAGAAATGCATTAGATCATAGAATAATAAAAGATAATTGGTTAGATTTTGATGTAGTGATTGTTGAGAAATATGATGATCATCAATCAATAATTAACATGATTAATTATATCATGGCAAAAATAAATAACCATTATGAGAGAACATTAATAATACCATCATATATGTATACTGATTGTATGGGTACAATATTAGAAGGAGAAAATTATAAGTATGTAGTAACTTCACCAGTAATGATCAAACAACATAATCATTGTTCACATGGTGGTTATAAGCATTATAAACAAATTGTAATAGATCAAGGCAACAAATATAACAATGTGGATTACCAACAAATAGCAACAGTTAAAATTAAAGATAAAATGCAAGCCAAATACGATGATATAATGAGTTTTATAAGTAAAATTCATAATTTCAAAATTGTACACGATTTAACGGCGGCACCAGGGCAATTTTATGAACATCATATTAAAAATTACTCCTATCTTAAAATTATACCATATGTATATATTGGCGATAATTATGCCGATACTATGTATAATAATCATGTGATTATCAGTTATACAGACATCAATGAACTTATACAACAATTGAGTATCAAAAGTGATCTATATTTATTTGATTATTATGCATATGTAATTAGCATTACTAGCATATTACACATAGTTAACAACAAAGGTATGCTATTAACGAAAATATCATTTGATCAAAATTATAAAGATAAAAACGTACATTTTTTGAAATTGTTAACTGATAATAACATAAAGTACAACTTCATGCGCAATGATGCAACTGATAGTAAATCATCAGAATTATTTATTGCA